TCTTAATCATCCTTCCATTGCCCAGGTTTTTACCTTCTCAGTAATTGCATCCAGTTCATCTTGTGAGAACATTTCATCCATGGACTTATCACCAGAGAACTTACGCTTACCCTTGGACTTCTCCATACCCTCAGACTCGTCACGACGAGACTTGAGAGACTGAGACTTCTTACCATGCTTTGCACCAAGAGAATCATCAAGTCTAGCGTTGTAACCAGATCCCTTAGAGATTTCGTCAAGATGCTCAACTTCTTCATTGGTTGGAGGGGGTGGAAGTTTTTTACCTTTCAGTTTACCTTGTGCTTGAAGTTTTCTATCATAAGCAAAGACATCAACTTTCTTTTTAGGTTTTGCACCACCCATTCTAGCAGCACCTTTGGCATCAATTGCTTCGCTTACTTTCTTCTTTTTCTTATTGGGTGAACCAAAGAGGTCATCATCCTTACGAAGCTTCTCTTCCTCTTTTGCAGGGTTCTCATCCTTACCACCACTCTTCTCATTGAAGAGTTGAACCAGAAGATTTCTGACGTTCAGGGATTCCTGTGCAATGATAGCACCGTGATGCTTTTGAACTCTCTTGTCCTGTTGTAATCTATCGGACCAAGTTTCTTGGAGTTTCTTACCGTGTCTATACTTTCTGAACTCTTCCAGAGCAGTGACAGCAGACTTGGATTCTACCAACTCAAACCCAACATTGAGTGCTTCACAGAGTCTATCAATCTTCTGTTGTCTCCCAGCAATTTCAGACTGAACGAACATGTCAGCAAAGATGTTATATGCTTCATCGACTGAGTATCCAACCTCAAAAATGTCTTCCAAAACCTCTTCAACAATCTCGTTGAGATCACTATCAGTAAGTTGAGACAGGTTCATCTCCGAGATAGCATCTCTAGAAGAATATCCTTCTTCTCTTGCTTGTTGGTTATGGACAGCTGCATAGGCTTCCATAAAGTTACGCATTGATGAAGACATCTTTTTACATGTTTACTTTTTCTTAGTATTATTTATATTCTCTAGATAGTCTCGTTCGTCCTGATAGATGGAAGAAGGGTTCATATACAAATGAATTCCTTCTCCTATCCCAGGTATCAACCATTCATTAATATCCTTACAATATTTCCAATTGACAGGTTGAACACAATTGATCACTACTACGGACCAAAAGGCTACAATATAATTAACTAGAGTAATCACGTTCAAGAATTATTTGCTGACGTTCTTTACCGTAACTATCTTTGATATAGATTGTACTCACAGAGTAACCGAGTTCCTTAGCAGCGTCTAAGATTTTTTGCATTTGGTCTTTCATTGGTCATCAGGGGTGTCAGGTTTTTTGTTAAAACCAAAGGGTCCTTCTTTGTCCTCTTCGTTTTTAAACTGTACTGCTACAGCTCCAAGTGATTCCATGACCTTGAGAATGTCTTCTGTCTTAGCATCTTCACCAAGTTCTTTGGCCACGTACCAATATTTGTTCCAGAAGTGTTCTCCTGCCTTCTGGTAATCTTCAAGTGTTAGAATTTTCATAGTTTTGATAATACCTCTTTGTAAATGTTTTCTGCAATGGCCTTCATCATCAAAGGTGGAACCATTCTACCAACCCTCTCCGATTGTTGTGAATGAGAACCAGTCAAAATAAAATCATCAGGAAGAGATTGAAGTCTTTTGAGTTCTTGAATTGTGAAACTTCTATCTTCATTCCAATGTATTAGACCACCACTGGCTGTCAGTGTTGGTGCTGCTTTGAAAAATGATGCTCTTTTAGTATTGAAACAATGACCCTTTTCATGATAGTCCATACCGGATAAAATCTTTTTAGGGTTCTTTGGCATCTTCTTAACCACACTTTGATAAACACTACTGTTCAACATGTGTTCAGTCAGTCTTTTTATATCCTCAGGGTCATTCTCTACACCACCAATAATGTCAGAGATGACAGTTTCTTTGGGTGAAGTGGGAGGGAACAATGTAGATACAGTAAGAACATTTAGACCAATCTTATCTGCAATATCATTACGAACTGCAATAAAGATAAGTCTTTCTCTACCCTGACCAACACCATGAAAAGATGCTCTCATCACTTTAGATGTAACAAGATAACCAATCTCCTCAAAGGCATTAGTAATCTTAGCATAATAAGTCTTTGCCTCACCAATTGTCAACCCCTTGACATTCTCAGCCACAATGACTTTAGGTTGGATGTCTTTGGCAACACGAATATACTCAAAGAATAGGTCTTCAATGTTCTCAACCTTCTTACCGTCAGAGTAGTTCTTGGTCTTACCCCAACCATCAGAGTGTTTAGCACCCTCACCACGACACATAGAGCCGGCTACAGAGAATGCTGAACAGGGTGGTGACCCGTCCAGAATGTCCAACTCACCGGGTTTGAGACCGGTCAGTTCTAGAAAGTTTTTACCCTCTAGTTGTTTGATATCATCAGGAACAATGGGTGTAGAAGGGTAATTTGAGGAGTATGTGTTCCTTGCTTCCTCTACAAACTCATTGATACACAGGATTTTACCTCCTGCAAGACGGTATCCTGTAGAAGAACCACCTCCACCAGCGAAGGTGGAGATGACAGTGAACTTGGCTTGTGCCTCACCGTCATACACATCTTGTAATTTGTATGGTAGTTTCATAATGGTAGTGTTCCTGATCCAGTTGATGCGTAGTCAGAGGCGAGATCCATCACTCTCTTCCTACCACGATTATTTAGCATCTTATTATCAAGCAATGTTTCAAACAAGTGATCAATGTTAGATCCAAGTTGTAAGTTGATATGATCTTTTACGGGCTTGAGACGTGAGAACTCTTTTCCGAAAGCATCCCTAACAATTTGTTTTTGTTTTGGTGAATTCAAATCATACCAATCATACTTGAAGAAGAAGTCCTTTACCTCATCATGATAGATGTAAGGATGAACTAGTGTCATCTCTCGATCGTTTGCTAGTTGTTCAATCTGACGGAACCCTGTCACATTGTGTGGCATAAAATATGATCTTCTAAACTCATCAAATTTTTCCTTTGGTTCTTTAAAGTGTAAAATGGCTTTCTTACTCACACCATAGTAACCATCAGCACCTATACCAGACAAAATATACTTCTCTTTGATCTGAGGAAAGACATATAAAAATGGAAAGGTACATTCAAAATGTGTCTTCTTACGACAGTCATAGTCCTTGACCAGACGTATAAAATCTTCAACTAGATTATTCTTAGGAACAACGACAGTGGTACAGTTCCAACCAAATTCTTTACTAACTTCTTCTGCTTTACAAGCATCATAAGACTTATCACCTTCAAGATGAAAGGTATATGCATTAATTTTTTTACCGAGACGATGGGCAGCAAAACCCAAACTCAAACTATCTACACCTCCAGACAACAAAATCCCCACTTCATCCATGGGGACTTCTTTGGAGATAATATCACTAAGAATTTTATCGATCATTTAATAGCAATAACACCGACGAACTGATGGTTTCTCCAGAAGATCTGACAGTCTTTGAAACCTGCATTCATTACCATGTCACGTAGTTCAGACCAGGTATTTGGTTTCAACATGTCACGAAGTTCTTTCTCCTTGTCCATGATTTGTTCAGCAGAGAAAGTCTTTCTCTTGTAATCATAATGATTGAAGGTAAGGAGTTCTTGGAAGAATGCATTCTCACACATCAACTTCTCTGCAAAGATGAATGCACCACCTTCATTCAGACCATCGTAGATTTTATTGATGGTAATTTGACGGGTGGTCTTGGGCATGAACTGTAGAGTAAAGAGTGATGTCACCAGAGAACAGTTCCTGAACTCATAGTTAGTCACATTACCACGAACCCATTCCAGTAGTGCCCAAGGATAATCTTTACGAATCTCTGTGAATCTTTCATCAAGACTATCATAGAAACTACCAGCAAGTTCTACACCCACATAATGAGCATACTGACGGTTGGGGTTGTTCCCCAGAATCATCTTGGTAAGTTTACCAGTGGAACAACCCACATCTACGACTTTAGTATGGTCTTCCACAAAGTATCGTGAGAACGATACAGTATCCTCTAGTAGGTTTGAATATCCACGGATACTATCGTTGATGTGATTGTCAAAACCTTCAGGTGAGTGTGCGAAAGAAAAGTCGTAGGTCATATCATTTACCGTTTGTTTCGTATTGTAGTTCGTCGTCAATCTTTTTGTCTAGTGTGTTGATTACATTACGTACATCAACGATACGTGCTGGAGTACAAGTAGGGTCAATAGTGTAACCCTTCTGTTCCATGAACAATGCCTGACGAATTACGGCAGCTTGTTGTAAATTCAATTCAAGATTGATCATTAGTTTCCTCTTTTACTTTTTTATTATCCATTGATCTTTTAAGATATACATCACTATAAACTTCAGTGATAAGTGTCATACCTGAATTTTTAAAGTATTTACTTTTATCGACTGGACTATTACCCACTACACATCTCCTTCTTTACGGTTTTCAGAATAGTGAACATCAAATGTTCCTTCGGGATACCGTGCTGACAGTTTCTCAACATTCATCTCTAGGATTTCGTCGAAGGTAATGTCGAGTGCCATACATGCCTGAGCAATATACCAACAGATGTCACCCAGTTCACGCTTCATATGAAACGCATTCTCTTCGTTGTAAGGTTTACCTTGAAGGAAGATCTTCTTCACAACTTCAGTAAACTCACCAGCCTCAGCACTAAGACCGAGAGCAGCAGTTAGAAGTTGGGATACATTACAATCATCCCTCACTTCAAGTTCTGCAAGTCTAGATGACAGGGTTGGATAATCAAGACTTGGACGACTGGTTGTCTGTCGTACAAAGTCAATGTACTTATTTGGATCGATTGTCATAGGTCTATCAGAATTTAAATCCTTCAAAAGATTTTTTAGGTTTCTCCTCGTAATTATACTCCTCTTCTTTCTTACTGTCAAGGATGTCGTCCTGTGCTGTCTGCTCACAATCAAACAGTCTCATCTTAGTACGGTCAATACCAACCACAAATCTCTTGTAGATATTGACATCGTTATACCTGTTCTTCAGTTGTTTCACAAGTATCTGTCCCAAGGATTCGAGTTCTTCAGTCGAAATAAGGGCAAACATAAGATCAGCAGTAGCAGGCAAGCCAAAGGACTCACTTGTATCAGTAAGCTCCACATCAGAGCTACCATAACCAGAACGAGTGGTCTGCGTGGCAGAAACGATAGGGACGTTTGCTTCACAAGCCAAGCCTCTAAGTTCTTCAGCAATTGACTTAATAACCGTATATGAATTGACATTGCTACCAGCGCGATATCGTGAGGAAGCACATATATTAAGGTAATCAATGAAAATAATATCAGGTCTAAATGACTTCTTAAGTGCAAGCTCATTAAGAAGTGACTTAAAATGTCCACTGTGTGCACTCGCGGTAGGATACTCTTTAATAATTAGGGTACCTTGTGTCTTCTGTGTCAAGTTATTAACCTTTGTTTCAAAGGTTTGTTTTGGAAGATTAACAATGTCTTGGATATTGACGTTCAATAGATTGGCATCAATACGTTCTGCAATCTTCTCTTCCGACATCTCCATAGTCACATACAAAACGTTCTTGTTCTGTAAGAGACAGGATGAAGCCATGTGACACATAAACAATGACTTACCAACACCAGTACCAGCCAGTGCGATATTCAGTGACTTATTGACTAGACCACCCTTTGTAATCTTATTGAAGAACTCAAGGTCAAACTCA